TGATGATGGTAGTTTACAAGAGATAAGCAAAGAGTTTGTGAATGAGCATAAAAAGAAAACCTATCTTGCAAAACAGTATCCTGATTTGAAATACACAGATATAGAATTGTTAAGCAGTTTAGTAACAGAAGAAGATATCCGCAGATATGAAGAAGACCGAGGAAACTAAACCAGCGTTTAGTTGTGAGTTTTGCAATCGTAATTTTATTAGAGAAAAAACTCTAGTAACACATATTTGCGAAACTAAACATCGCTGGCTAGAAAAAGACAAACAAAGTAACCGAATGGGGTTTCAGAGTTTCCTACAATTTTATAAAAAACACTCAGCATCTAAAAAAGTAAAAACATATGAGGAGTTTATCAAAAGCGCATACTACATTGCTTTTGTTAAATTTGGCACATATTGTGTAGGCAGTAATGTTCTTAATGTTCCTCGATATGTAGATTGGTTATTAGCAAATAGTATCAAACTTGATAACTGGGCCACCGATACTAACTATACCAAATACTTGATTGACTATTTGCGTAAGGAAGATGCGTTTGATGCAATACATCGTAGTGTAGAATCCACAATTGATTGGGCAGAAAAAGATAACATCTTACCCAAAGACTATTTGCGATATGGAAACATGAATAGAGTATGTCAATTGATATGTAATGGTAAAATAAGTCCATGGCTGTTGTATTGTAGTGATAGTGGTGTCCGTTTTCTAGAGACATTAAATCCAGATCATGTTAAAATAATCAATGATTACATTAATCCAGAACAGTGGGCATTGAAGTTTCATCGTGAACCAGAACTTAAAAAACAAATTACAGACACCCTTAAACAAGCCGGTTACTAAAGTAGTACTTGGTTGGACTCAGGGTCGTGCTGATATTCCTATATGGGATGAAATATGCATATGGGCAATTGAACAGTTTGGGTTGCCGGGAACTAGATTTGAATGGCATCCTGCAGAAGATAATATGGAATTCTACTTCTATGATGAACGTGACGCTATTCATTTTGAATTAAGATGGGGATGACAATGCCACTAGAAGATGAAATAGCAGACATGATAGCTAAAGATATAGCTAAAGAAATAGATGAAGGCATCATGGTAGATTTATTAAAGGATATAGGCTGGACATCTGTGGAATTCTCTTATAAAGATAACTACCATGCAGTTGACGTAACTCATTGGTTGATGGAAAACTGTCCTGGCAAATGGCGCAGATTAAATTCTTTCTATGTATTTGAAGATATAAGAGAAGCCGAATGGTTTATCTTGAGGTGGATATGAGAATACTTAACAAAGACTTATGGCCGCATAGAATAGTGATACACAAAGATGAATCACGAATTAGTCCAGAAATTGAAAGATGGGTGTTTGAAAAGTGTGGTCAGTATAAAGGTCGTTGGAACATGGTTTATATTTATGATGAAACTCATTTCTATTTCAAAGACGGTAAAGATGCTACATTATTTGCATTGAGGTGGGCATGATTACAACTATATGGAAACATGTAAATGATAGTATTCCTAAGCAAACAGGATATTACCTAGCATATAAAATGTCAACATTAGGGGATGATAGTGAGGGGTTTGGTTTATATTATTGGAGTGAGTATCACAAAGTGTGGAGAGAATCTATAGCAACCCATTCATATACTATTCAAGTAAGCATTTGGTCAATTTTACCTGAACATGATCCGGATAATTATCAACTTACAAGACCTACTGTAGCAGAAATTGATGCTTGGAAAAACGTGCAAGATGCAGTTGACAAGTACAACATGATTAAAGAGTTAGTGCGATGAACAGCAAGCAAAGACGCAAATCAAAACGTGAGCACCTTTATAATATCATTATTCGCACCGATCAGCAACAACGATACTTTGAACATGATGAAAAGGTATATAGCGCAGTAAAGTGGTGTAAGAAAAAATGCAAGGGTAGTTGGAGTGTGAACACCGATTGGGATCACGCTGAATTCAAATTTAGTGACCACAAAGACGCAACAATTTTTGCATTGAAATGGATATGAATATTACACAAATTATTACTGATGGTGCAGGTTGCTATCCGTGGCGTGAGACAGTTGTTATCTGGCCTCGTAGAAGTATTAGTGGTGCGCCGTTGTTTTGGACTAAAGCATACAAGCGTAGAGTGTGGTTAGTATGGGGCACAGGATTTCATATGGAACCTGAAGTTCAATACGCAACAGTATTTGATTTACTAACATGTTAAAGAAACGTCAAATGACTAATAAGTTATACGGAAGTAATGGTGGCTGGGCGGCAATACGTAGTGTAAACTATGATGGTATAGGTATAGCATTTGATTTTCCTTACCATCAAGTTACGCCTATAATATCATCTGGAGAATGGAACGAAATGGTTGCTTGGTGTGTTGATACATTCGGACCCAGCGGCACAAAAGAAAACCCAGGTGTGTGGACAGCTAACGAACGTTGGTATGCTAACAATGCTAAGTTTTGGTTTAGAGACAAAAAAGATTGCGAATGGTTTTTATTGAGGTGGCAATGATGCAAATCAATACATATGAAACCTACAAAAACAATCGGCCCTATAGTGAAAAATGGTATGTTGCCGCCTTCAAAGTCTACCGTGTGCAACAGCAACTAGAAATCACTCAATGGTGCTATAAAACCTACGGGGAATCAGGATATAATTATAACACACATGACCTTCGGTGGAGAGACAATATCCATGAAGGTGAGATAAATTTCAGTCGTAAATCAGACCTTGAGTGGTTTTTATTGAGATGGCAATAACTATAACTCTTAGCCCTAATGGACTACAACCGAAACAGGAACAATGGCTAATGAAAAATATAGGTCCTAGGATGTTTTTCCTACACAATGCTGTTGGTGGACAAGGTTGGGTAATTAAACGCAATTACAAAGAACGCACATGGGAACTAACATTAGAAGATGACAAACTAGCTACCTATTTTATATTAAAGTTTTCATCGTGATTAAACTTAAATTGGAAATATCTGCGGCAAAGGCAATAGAAAGAGCAAATGAATTACGAGAAGCTGGTTATGTTCAGGGTGTAGATTTTGATTTTGCATATTATCCCAATATACAGGATAGATTTACTGGACCAGAAAAACCTAGCTTTGCACTTTTTTATTTTTACAAAGAATCATTAGCAACTTATTATGGATTAAAATGGCAATAACAAAACCTTCAGGTACATTTGTACCACTACCAATCAGAGAAGATGAAATAGAATATGAGATTATCGACCGTACTTATATGGGTCGCCATAATAGGGTACAGTATGTATATGACTGTAAGGGTAAAAAAGAAGATCCAACTGAAATCGTAAAATGGTGCAGACGCAATTTCGGTGAAAGAGGTGCCGGTTGGGACTTTCTTTTAACCTCAGGAAATGTTACAATAGTGTTGTGGGACGATAAATTTAAAACTATGTATGAACTCTGGAAACGTTAATCTTTGTGAAGTAGTAGCAACAAAAGGAAGGTATTCGGTTACCTGGAATAAGCATATTACTGGATTAAGTGTTTATAGTGATAAGACTGCAATTTTACTTGATATGATTATTAGAGATAGCAAATCATGGGAGGTTGGCATCCATTTGAGTAGTGGTTATGTATTATGGATGAGTTGTACATTATTAGCTACACTGGACACTGACCTATTAGCAGAACATCTACAACGTGCATGTAATGTAAAACATCCGGATGAGATTACCGGTGCAGTGTTTGACAATATGGATGATGTTGAAATCTTCACCAAACGATTAGAACAAAAATACATATGGCATGTGTTAAAACAATGAATAGTAAAAAATGCAATCGTTGTACAGAAATAAAACCACTATCAGACTTCGGTAATGATAGTGGTGGTAAAAAATTACGGTCTGATTGTAAACTATGTGATAGTAAACTAGCCAAAGAACGAAAAGAAATATCAAAAACTGCGCCACCTATACCTGATAATCATGTATGCCCTATATGCAATCAAACAGAAGAACAATTGAATGAAAATATTAACCCTACACTACGAAAAAAGGGTAGACCGTGGGTCATGGATCATAACCATGAAGAAAAAACATTTCGTGGATGGTTGTGTAGAAAATGCAATTTAGGATGTGGGAATTTTAACGATAATCCTGAATTATTAGAGAAGGCAGCAAAATATTTAAGTGACAAAACAAATGGCTGATATAATGATTGACATTGAGAGTTTAGATACAGGTCCAGACTGTGTTATACTTACTATCGGCGCAGTATTGTTTGACCCTAAAGGTCAAGGTATTATTGAAAGACTAGAGTTACGTCCTACGATTGAAGACCAAACGGAGTTATACAATCGTACTATAAATGAAGATACATTGCGTTGGTGGAGTGAACAAAGCGAGGCTGCACAAGAAGAAGCATTGGGTGATAGAGATAGAGTATCATTTAGTGATTGTATGGATACACTATACAAATGGTGCTGGCGTTACAATAATGGTCATGTATGGAGTAACGGTGCTAGCTTTGACATTGTTGTCATGGAAAGTGCATGGCGTAACTTTAAACAACTGCCACCTTGGAGTTTCTGGAACATCAGAGACACTAGAACAATCTATGATATTACTGGTGTTAAACTCAAGTCAGGTGGTCATGTTACAAGTCACAAAGCAGTAGAAGATGCTGAACGACAGGCTGTTGTAGTACAGCAAGCATATATGAAATTAATTAAAACAGGATTAGTGGAGCCAAAAAAATGAAAACATACGGAGAACTATTACCAGGTGTACAAGTAGTGTACCATATAAGTAACTCTGACTTTAGAGGACAATTTTATGAGACATGGAAATCAAGTAATGATGGCATGAGAGGAACATTCCGTCAATTAAATACTGCAATATCAAAACAAAACGTTATTCGCGGTATGCATCGTCAGAATCAAAGTAAATTAGTAATGCCATTACAAGGAAGAATATTTGATGTAGCACTAGAACCAGAAACAGGTAAATGGTTTGGCGTAGAATTAGATGATACAACTGGATTATTCATTCCGCCCCAATATGCACATGGTTACATGGCATTAAGTGATAGAACAGTAGTTCAATATATCGTTGACGCTCCTTACAATAAAGAAGCTGAAGAAAACTTCAAATGGAATCAATACAATATTATATGGCCTACTGAAATTGAACCTATATTATCAGATAAAGACAGATGAAATTTAATTCAGACATTGATATTGACTTTGGTAACAGAGATAAAATATTAGAACATATCAACCATATACCTGCGGCAATGCGTAAAGTCAATCCAATACGCAAACATGCTACAGGAATCTATGTTACTGACATCCCCTACGATGCTATCAATGGAATAGCAAACTTAGATTATACAGAAGCAGAAAATCGTGGGTATATCAAACTAGACTTGTTGAATGTTCATGTATATGATAAGGTTAGTGATGAGGCTCATCTAACTGAATTAATGCAAGAACCTAAATGGGAAAGACTAAAGGATAGAGTGTTTGTAGAGAAATTAATTCACTTAAGCAATCATTACAACAGTATGCAAAAGATGCCAGAACCAATCAATAGTATACCTAGACTTGCTATGTTTCTTGCTATTATTCGCCCTGCTAAGAAACACTTAATTGGGTTAGATTGGAAAACAGTCAGTAAAACTGTATGGGATAAAGGCACTGACGGATATCACTTTAAAAAGAGTCATAGTTTGGCTTATGCACAGTTGGTCGTTGTGCATATGAATTTACTTGAATCAGAGCATACGCTTAACCAAAGTAATTGATTTCCGTTTACTTTTACGCTTGCTGAGTTCCAGCATACTACATATGGGACCATGTAGGATAGTAAGACTTTTATTGTTAAATGTACGTATATATGGTTTGAAAGCGACCCAGTCGTCCTTAAGAAACATATTAATAGGTACCAGTCTATTACTTTCCCACCACCAGATATCGCCTAGTTCTAAGAATTTTTCTCTTAAATCTTGATGAATGATAGATCCATAGTCATATATTGTAGTGACTATATCATCCCTATTTTGCACTATACCTACATAGTCTTGACCAGCGTAGGAACATACCGTAATAAAAGGATGATTTTCTGTTAGTTTTTTGAAAAATTCGTTATGTATCATTATTATTGTTACGGAATATTTATCAATTATCTTTACCCAATATATTTTTATAAATAGTATAAAGGAGCCATATTGTGTATTCAACAAATGTTTATAAGTTCAAGCCAAGACAGGTTGTTGTTTTGTACAGTGGTAATTCTACCAGGAGGTACCAGATAGTGTACGCTAAGAATTTAACATTAAACAAGGGTGTGGATAACATTATTCAATTCCAGTTTCTAAACCAAGAACAAAAATTCATAGATATTAGTAGTTTTGACATTACTTTTAGATTGATTAACTATACCGGTAAGGAAATCTTGTTTCGCAAAGCATTAACCGCTACCTTGCCATTGACTGGAATAGCTGAATTAGTTACTAATTCTAGCGATTTAGAGATGATTGATATCCAACAATGCTTT